AGCCGTGAAACTGCGTGGAGTGATGTCATAACCGACACCGGCCACCACGGTATTAGTGATTGCGTTGCCATTGGGCAAGGTTTGGGTGACTTGGACAGGCGAGAAAATGTCCATGTCCAGACCGGCCACGACACGATTCGGATCTTGGTCAGAGAAGAGATCGAGGGTGATCGATTGAAGCGTGAGATCTGTACCGACTTCTTTTCGGCTTGCCAAGATAAGATTGGCTTGATCGAGGGCATCGGCATCGGTCTGCATGATGCCGGTTCGAATACGGCTGTGCTCATAATACTGATCGACAGATGCGCTATCGCTCACGGTCTGCGTTGTGCCACCGGTTCGAGTCACGCTGACCCGGTTGATCAGACCGGTATCGGAAAGGTCAAAGGCTACGGCTTGGTAGGTAATGGCACTCGTCGAATTGACGTCTGTGAAGATATAGGGAGTGCCACCGGAAGCCGTAATGATGTCATTTCGGCTCTTGAAGTTAGCAAAGCCATTCTCGTCCATGTAGAAGGCGCCCATTTCGGTCTGTTCAACCGTCTGGCAAGCCGCTAGAAGAGATCTCGATGCACCATTGTCAGCCTGAACGGTCGTAGTGGCCGTGGTCGAGATATTGCGCATGGCTGGCCAATTACCAGCGTCCAAGATGCTCGTGATGCGTTGAGCCGTAGTCTGACCGGCTGTGCCACCGGATACGCTTGTAATGGTCGTCAGATTGAGAAGTTGGAAGCCATCAACGCATGACAGATCCACGAAAGCCGGGTCATAACCGGTCGGAGACGTGTATTTCCATTCTTGGATGTACATCGATCCCAAGGCGTAGGTTATGCCGTTATAGGTGCCTTCAAAGCGAATTTTGCGCATTGGAAGAATTTTGCCGTAGTTCGCACCGCTGGTATTGGCCGGGTTGAAGATACCGGCTTCATCGACAAGTCGAACTTGAGCTGTACCAGCAAAGAAGCTATCCGCGGTTCGGTTATAGGCGCGACGAATGCGAGCAAAGATGACGTAAGGCGTCACATCGACGATGTCTGATGCTGCGGTTCCAAGGATTGATGTATCTAACGGAGTTGAAGGATCATCGAGCACAAGCGCCGGATCAAAGGTAGCTCCATTGGAGAAGTCGATCTTGCAGCTGAATACCGCGCCAGCCATTAGCGACCTAGCAATTCAAGCTGACCCGGAATACCGGCTCGGTTTGATCGGAAGAGCTCATCTTGGAACTTGTCAAACAGCTCTTGCTCGGTGACAACACTGCCTTGGATATTCTGAATAACGACCACGCCACCACCGCCAGCCGGTGCGGTTGCGTTCAAAGGTGCCACGCCGGTCGGATTGACGGTCTCTCCTGAGAAGAGGAAGTCCAAGAAGGCCGCACCGCCAGCCACGCCAAGGTTGCGAGCTCCTAAGTTATAGGCCTCGAGTGCCGCTTCCCCGGTCAAGGTAGGTGCTGCAACGCCGGTTGATGGCAGAAATCCGGTGATAGATCCGATGCGAGCGCTTGCGAGCTTGAGAAGTGCTTGCAATTCAGCCTCAAGATCCGAAAGCCGTTGATTCTTGACCAGAGAGCTACCGAAGAGCGAGTCTTGAGTGCGCTTGCGCTCTAGTTCGATAAGGCGGTTGAGAGAAGCCTCGTCATCCTGTGCGGTCTCTGTTCGGATGGCTTGGAGCGCTTTCACGCGAGCCTTATCCTCATCTGACAATTGACGACTCAAGGCTGCTTGGAGATTGATAGCATCGATGTCAAACTTTTCTTCAAGACGCTTCTTAATCTCGTCCTGACGCTTCTCTGCTGCCTTTGCTGCGGCCTTACGGCGATCTTCTGCCTTCTCTTTGGCTCGCTCTTGGTCTTTCTGGCGAGCAAGCTCCTTGAGCGCCTTACGCTCTAGCTTGTAACGTCGATCGACGTCCGCGATCTGCGCCTTACGTTCAGCTGCATCAAGCGCTATATCTTGAGCTAAGAATCGACCGGTGAGGGCTGCTTGATCTCCAAGAGAGAAGAGTGGTGCCTTCAAGAACTCTCTGAATCGAGCGATACCACGGCCAGCAAGCTCAAAGCCTCGACCTATGTTTTCGGCTGCGGTCACAAGATCATTCAAGCCTTGCTGGAAGTCTCCACGGCCAAGAGCTTCGATTCCCTTGACGACACCGAGACCAATAGCCTCACGCGCCTCGTCCGAAGCCACCGCCAAAGCTCGCATCTTTCCGGCATAGGTATCCAGATCTGCGGCGGCAGCGCCTCCAAACTTATCTTCTAGTTCGGCTTGAATGACGTTGAAATCCTTAGATGCGATAGCTGCTGCCGAAAGACCAGCATCAAGACGTCGAAGCGCTGTCGTCTGGCCATCATAGGCGCGACCTAATGCTCTAGAGACGGTGGAGAGTGACTTACCGCTGCCAATACTGACATTGATGGCAAGCTCAAGAAGCTCGGTGGACTTGCTGACGTCGGCCGTCTGTCGGACAAGTTGAGCGAGTGCTGGCCGGAGTTCATCATCGGCAACAGCCGTAAGCCGCTGCAATTGATCGATTGTATTTTCAACGGTTAGGGATGTGTATGCCAGACCAAGGTTGTTGAGCGCTAATTCAAGCTGACGAACCTGCCCGGTCTCTTCTGCAAAGGCTTTGGTACTGTTTTTGATAAAACGAAAGAAGGCTCCAAAGCTGACAAGTCCTATGAGCCGTCTCTGTAACTTATCCAGAGATCTATCAAGTCCTCGGGTCTGCTTACCCATATTTTCGATGCCACGGCCAGAAAGCCGGGTGACGAAATTGACGACGACGTTTCTTGTTGATGCCATTACCTGACTCCCCTAACGAACTTCAAGAGCCGTGTTTCTAGGACGTGCTCGACTTCTTTGATGACCTTGGCGCCATGTGTTTCGGCTGCTCGATAGACCAATCGCTTTGGTCTGCCACGCTCTCTTGCCATTGAGCGCTTGAAGTCTTGCTCTGCATCGGGATTACGGCTAACACGTTTGGTCTTTCGGATTGATTTTCGAGTACCAGCTCCGGTCAATTCATAGATGATGCCGGGAGCTTCGCTATTGATAAGTGAGATGGCTGTCGTCTCAATTTTTGCGCCTAACTCTCGGCCTGTCGCAAAGCGAGTCCGGCTGATCTTGATGCCCTTTCTGACCAAGGATGGCACCCATTTCCAGCGATAGGCAGCGTCACGACCACGATGCTCAAAGTCGTTTGCCCATGAAAGACTCGTATAAGTCGGCTCCTTCTGACGCCAATTGCGAAGCGGATTGTCATTAGGTACGAAGGATCGAGCTGCATCTCTGGCTGGAAGCACCGCACGATTCAGCGCCTTAGTGAAGTCCTTGCGTAACTCCGGGCTGATGGCTTTGAGATCCTTGAGAAGCTTGTCGTAATCATCGACGCGAATGGCGCCCTGTAAGGCCATCTCATCGCCTCCTTGCGGCTGCTCGCTTAGTATTGATCGCTCTCTCTTGGAGAATCGACTTGATCGCGGTATAGATAGCCGGATCGCACTCTAGTAAAGCGTTAGGCGCGATGCCGGTTAGTACCGCAAGGGACGCGATCTCGTAGATGTCTCCCTTGCGGTCTATCCATTTTTTGCATCAAGAATGATGTCAATATCTTCGAATTGATCGATATAGGCATCACCGAACTCGATTGTGGTCTTGCCAGCCTTGCTTTCGCAAAGCCAAGCGAGATACCAAAGATCCGAGTCCATCTGAAACTCTACGAGCCTCTTGCGCCATCCTGCCTTGAAGTGACTCTCGAAGGCTACCCGGACGCTTGGCGTAAGGTCGTAAATAAGCTCCTGACCATCTTTTTTGGTGATCTTGATTTGGTGCATAAAGTCCCCTTATGAAGTTATGAGTTTGACTTGGTGATCGCTGTTACCGGGAAGGATGCGCTCACAGAAGCGACGCCATCCACGGATCCATTGATCGGTGTCCAATTCGAGATGAGGCAGGACATCGTGTAGGACGGATTTGTAGCCGTTACGGTGCCTGATACCGGAATGAGACGGATATTGAGCTTGGTACCGAGAGCGTCCTCAAAGAGAGCGTTCACGGAATTTGCTGCGAAGTCGTTGTAGAGCTCAAGGTTGAGGGTTGAGCGCTCGACTCCTGTGATGGCGTTAGCCACCGTGTCGTTCATAGCGGTAATGTCTACGACGTCCAACTCACGGCTGAGGCTCACGGTTGAAACGTGATCCGTAATCGTGTTAGTGGTGCCGACGACAACCGCCACTTTGTTTCCCATGAAGATTGCCATGAGTTTCTTTCTCCTTAGCCTATCAAGGTCACTTCATATCGATAACTGAGGTAATCGATATTCGCGACCGTTATTGTACCGCTCACGGCTTGCGTAACACGCAACGTCTGAACGGCGCCGCCTAAAGTCTTGTCTGCTTCGATGGCGGTCTTGATCGAAGTAGCACCGCTAGATTGCAGGTAGCCATCTAGCCGATCTTGTGCTGCCGATTCGCTCATGCGCCCGACAATCACAAGAACACTTAGAGTCGCGCTATCAAAGCCGCGATTGAGGGTAAAGTCGTAGGTCATATCAAGCATTCCTACGACAGCCAAAGCGCCATTGGTAGGGATATTGGCACTATCTGGCAAAGTATCTAATACGCGAAGTCCAGAGACAGTTTGCAAAGCCGTTTTCATGTTGTCGCGTACTGTGGATGGAATCACGCCAGAGTCTCTTTCCGATAGGCGCGAACCATAGCGGTCACATCACGGCCAAGAGGCGACATGCGAATCGCTCCAAGATCACCGAGACCGAGTACTCCACCGGGAGCGTCTTTGCGCTTGTAAAGATCCGCTGTGAGGATGAGACATGCTGTCGTTATATCGTCTGGCACCGACGGCCATCCCCATCGTGCGGTGACTTGTACGCCGGGGCGAAGTCCGTTACTGAATAGACCCGGAAAGATTGGAAAGCTAGTCGTATTAGAGACCATCGTGAGCTGTGTGAAGGGACGTCCCTTAGATGCTGCGGTCAAAGGATCGAGCAAGAAGTCTTGATTGAGTGTCAAAGTTGTTGTAAAGGTTCCGTTGCCGGATTCATCGATGGCGACGACAAGGCTTGAGGATGTGCCGATGTCATCGGTATAAACGAACACGTCAGAATAGGCACGATACAGACGTGCGCTCGCAACCGAATCCAGATAGAAGCGACGGTTAGCGATGCGATCGATGCTGCGAGATGCTGATTCGATAAGGCCTTCGAGAAGAGTGTCGTCTGCGGTATCTGAGACCGGGATGCTCAAGAAGCCTTTGATCTCTGCGAGTGTTGCGTAGCCGTTAGTTATAGCCATGATCGACTTTCTCGAACTTTCACGTTTGGGACTAGGAACATGATCGCCCAATCCAGCCGATCATGGGTATAACGTTCCCGGCAAGGGAAAGGGAACCTTGCCGGGAACGATTGCGCACTAGAAGCTAGGCGCTGCGAGTCCGGTACCTTGGATGCGAGCAATCGCGCCGGGGTAAC